CGTTAAAGATTATAACGACAAATGGAATTATGTAATTATTAATAATCAAACGTATTTTATATGGAAAGAGTTGGTTTCAGAAATAGAGTGTGTATCGTATGCATACAAAACTCCATATAACAAAATTAAGAGTTATATGTCTTATAAGTGTATTACAAGTAAATCTAGTGACCAATATAGATTTCAACAAATTGCATATACAGGAATGTATGGAATTAGACAAGTTAATGGGCGTTTTTGTGTTGCAGTTGGTAGTGCATATACTACACAAATTGGTCAGTATATTGATTTAGTCCTTGAAGACGGTGCTGTAATTCCATGTATATTGGCAGATTGTAAAGCAGATATTCATACTGACACCAATAATATTTTAACCAGTGATGGATCATTGGCAGAATTTGTTGTCGATATACCAAGTTTAAGCAAAACAGTTAAATACACAGGTGATATCTCAACCACATGTGAAGATTGGGAAAGTATGATAACAGAAATAATAATTTATGATAAAGTGGAGGGATTTTAAAAAATATGAATAAAGAATATGTATTAAATTTAGACAGTCTTACAGACTTAAATAATTTTGTAATGGAAATCTGGACACAAATTCCATGTGATGTAGATGGAAAACATGGGAGACGTATTGTTGATGCAAAGTCGTATTTAGGAATGATTGGAATTTCGATGAATCCTGTAACAGTAGTAATTAATACTGATAATGAGGATTATATTAAAAGATTTAATGAGATTTGCAATAAATACAAGATTGTGGAGGAATAAACATGAATTATTCGCAGGTTATTGACTTAGACAATATTAGAATTAGTGACTTCTTAAACGGAGATTTTACGGAAAGTAAAACGGCTGTAATTGAAGATGGACATATTGTACAGATTTTAGATGAAAGGTGGAACTTGTAATGCTTATTTTAATGGGAAGGACTGCATCTGGTAAAACATTAGTTATGGACAAACTTGTAAAAAACCATGCATTTAATAGTATCGTAACTTATACTACAAGACCAATTCGTAAAGGTGAAATTCCTAATGTTACATATCATTATATTTCAGAAGAAGATTTTTTGCAGAAAGTTGAAGGTGGTTTTTTTGCAGAATGGAAGAAATACATTACCACTGAAGGTATTTGGTATTATGGATCAGCAAAAGAAGATTATGAAAAAGCAGACGAAAACTCTGTAATTATTCTTACACCTGATGGTATCAGAGATATTCAAAAACTAGGATATGATGTAACTGTTATTTATTTATATTCAAATATTTCAACTATCAACAAAAGATTGGATGCTCGTGGAGATAAAAAGGAAGAGGCTGAAAGACGTATCAAAACTGATATATCAGATTTTAAAGATGCAGAAAGTCTTGCTAACAGGATTGTTTATAACAACTTTGATGAGAATATTGATAACGTGGTAAATAGCGTATTGTTTCATTATAGAAAGGCGTACAAATGAAAAATAATGGCTTAACAATTTATTTAGCTGGTAAAATGGCAGGATTAAGTATAGAAGAACAAACAACATGGAGAAAATTTGTAGCAGCAGAATTGGACAAATATTCAGATATGGCAAATTATAAAACTAATGTTATTTCTCCATGTGATTATTTCAATTTTGAAGAACCAAGACATCAAAACGAACAGGAGGTTATGAAATTTGATCTAAACTTAGTTCGTGACAGTGACATTGTTATTGTAAACACAAATGGATTAAATACAAGTATTGGATCAGTGGTTGAAGTATATGAAGCGTGGAAAAATAATATTCCTGTGATTGCTTATGATGAACGAGGGGATTATAACTTAATCCATCCATGGTTAAAATGTTGTTTTACAAGAGTTGAATCGTGCGTAATGGATATGTGTGAATACATAAAGGATTTTTACATGAGATAGGAAGAGGGTGAGTGAAATATTTTTTAATGGATTAAATACAAGCCATATGGTTGCAAGAGAATTATTATCTAAGCCAGATGAATTTATAACAGTAACAGTTGGAAATAGAGAATATAGTATTAGTCATACGAAAATGATAAAAACACATGCAAATGTTGATGATGGTGTGATGCACAAAACATTGGTATGTGAAGAATTAGAGGGAAACATTGTGAGGTAAAAATATGGATAATTATAAGATGTCAGATGTTAAAATTGATTTTTTGACAAAACATAATAGGAAATTACTTATTGAATTAATTTGTAAGGTAAAAATTAAGGATATGTGAGGAAATAAATTATATGCCAGATATTACAATGTGTAGTAGTGAAAATTGCCCAATGAGAGGTAGTTGTTATCGAAGCAGAGCCAAACCTGATAAGTTACAAAGTTGGACAAACTTTGAATATTTTTGTAATGAAAATAGTGGGTTCGATGAATATATAAAATACAATAAGGAGCGTAAAAATAATTGAGTACATATGAAATCACATGTGTGACAATTTTAATATTTCTATTTGTTGGTTGGATTCCAATTAGAATGCTGTGTGATGGTATTAAAGATATAATTCGGGAAATTAACAAAGGGAAACAAAATTATAACAAAAGTAAAGAGGATGATACGAAAGGTTGATTTCTTATGGAATTGAGAAAGGAGATAAAATGAAATTCAATATTATAGATTGTATAGAATTTGAGATTGATTGGAAAGCTGTAGCAGCGATTGCGACATGTGTACTTGGTTATGCAATCATAACAGTAATTTAGATAGGAGGATATACATATTGACAAAAGTAATTAAGAGAGACTGTTCAGAAGTTAATTTTGACAAATCAAAAATCTCAACTGCAATTCTTAAAGCTATGAAAAATGGTTCAGGCATTGTAAAACCAAAAATTGCTGAAGACATTGCAGATGAAATCGAAAATGAGTGTAAGGATAAAGAAGAAGTAAGTATCTCTGATATTGAATCAATGGTTTATGATAAATTGATTACAAAAAAGCAGAGACTTACTGCAAAAGCCTATGAAGGATATAGAAGTATTCGTGAGTTTCAGAGAGAAAACGAGAATACAACAGATTCCGAGATTGATGAACTGTTAGATGGTGAAAGCGAATATTGGAATACTGAGAACTCCAATAAAAACTCAAAAGTATTAAATACTCAGCGTGATTATATGGCAGGAATTGTTAGCAAAGATATTTCTCGTAGATTTTTACTTCCACCAGAAGTTGTACAAGCACACGATGAAGGAATTATTCATTTCCATGATATTGATTATTTTGGCATGAATGCGATGAGTAACTGCTCACTTATTAATCTCGAAGATATGTTACAGAATGGTACTTGTATTAACAAGGTAATGATTGAAAAACCACATAGATTTATTACTGCTTGTACAATCGCCACTCAGATTATTCTTGGTGTTACATCACTTCAGTATGGAGGGGCTACAATTACTCTTACACATTTAGCACCATTTGTAAGAGATAGTTACAATAAATATTATGAGAAATATAAGTCATGGAGATTTTCTGATGAAGATTGTAAAAAGTATGCAGAAGCTGATACAAAAAAAGAAGTAGCAGATGGCGTTCAGACATTTAACTATCAGTGCAATTCTATGTCTAACTCAAATGGACAGTCTCCTTTTTTGAGTGTATTCATGTATCTTGGAGAAACTACAGAGTATAAGAAAGAACTTGCAATGATTATTGAGGAATTCCTTAATCAGAGATTACTTGGTCTTAAAAATGAAGTAGGTGTTTATGTCACACAGGCATTTCCAAAACTTCTTTATGTCTTAGAAGAAGATAATATCTATGAAAATTCCCCTTATTGGTATTTAACAAAACTTGCAGCTAAGTGTACTGCAAAGAGAATGAACCCTGATTATATTTCAGAGAAGATTATGAAGAAATATAAAGAGGGTAACTGTTTACCGTGTATGGGCTGTGTTGACGGAAAAGAACTCGTTACATATAAGATTAAGGATAATTTATATGTAGAATCATTTGAAAGAATGTGGAGGAGATTGTCTGATTCGTTTGAAATCAAACATCAGTATTCCGAAGCTAATCCTAATTTATATATGGATTTATCAGAAGTAACGATTTATGATACAGAAAAAGGATTTGTTGATACAAAAAGAATTATTCGTAATGTATCAAGCGAATGGTTAGATATTGATTTTTCAAATGGTAGAAGGTTGTTATGTACAACAGATCACCCATTAACATTGAGAAATGGTAGAAATGTACGTGCATCAGAGTTAAAACTTGGAGATAAAATTTTAATCAATTCAAATCAGTATAACGAAGAATCAATTCTATTCAATATTGATAAAGCATGGCTACTTGGATTTATGCTATGTGATGGATGTTATCAAAATAATCATGTATTCGCTTCTATTGCTGCAACAGGAGAAGATGAAATTGAAGAAAAATTTAGTAATACATTTACTAAGTATTTTGGTCTGAATGTTAAAACAATTCTACAAGAACGTGGTAAAAAAGGAACATACAAAGATTTATGTGCAATTTCAGATAATAACGGTGGAATTCAATATGTGACAAATTATTTTACATCAAAATTTGGTGGCATTAATAAAGTAAATAGACAAATTCCAAATGAAGTATTCTCATGGAATTATGAAGCGAAGCTTGCCTTTTTTGCAGGAATGATTGATGCAGACGGATATATCAATTCACATCAAAATGAAAATAACTTTTCTACTGTTCAAATCGGCTCTACTAATAAAGAATTAGCACTTCAGCAAATGGTGTTAGCACAATCTATTGGAATCCCAGCTAAAATTTATCATAATCATTACACAAAGAAAAATCCAGAATTGATTAGATATAGGGTTGAATTTTACCCAACTGATGAATTAGTTAATTACATTGTATGTAAAAAGAAATGTGATAACTATATTGAATCAAATGTATCAGGATATGCTCTTGAATCAGAGGTTATCAAAATTAATCCGATTCATAAAGAAATGTATAGTTATGATGTGACAACATCTAGTGAGCATTTTGAAGTTAGTGGTATTTATAGTCACAATTGCCGCAGTTTTCTTTCACCTTATAAAGATGAAAATGGTAATTACAAATTTTATGGAAGACTAAACCAAGGCGTTGTTACCTTAAACCTTGTAGATGTTGCGTTATCATCTGAAGGAGATTATGAAAAGTTTTGGGATTTAATGGAACAGAGAACAGAATTATGTCATAAAGCATTACTTTGCAGACATAAACGATTAGAAGGAACATTATCTGATGTCGCACCTTTATTATGGCAGTATGGAGCATTTGCAAGACTTAAAAAAGGTGAAAAGATTGATAAATTACTTCATAATGGATACGCAAGTATTTCTCTTGGATATGCAGGATTATATGAATGTGTAAAATATATGACTGGTAAATCACATATTGATTCACAGGAAGGTCATGATTTTGGCATTAAAGTAATGCAGTTTATGAACGATAAATGTGACCAGTGGAATAAAGAACATTATATTGGATTTTCAATTTACGGATCTCCAATCGAAAACACAACGTATAAATTTGCGAAGTGTCTACAGAAACGTTTTGGAATTATTAAAGGTATTACAGATAGAAACTATATCACAAACAGTTATCATACATTTGTAAAAGAACCAATTAATGCATTTGATAAACTTGCTAAAGAATCAGAATTTCAGGCGTTATCACTTGGAGGTGCGATATCTTATGTTGAGACAGATGGATTAGTAAATAATGTAGATGCTATTTTAGAAATGAATAAATTCATCTACGACCATATCATGTATGCAGAAGAAAATACAAAGTCTGATTACTGTCAGATTTGTGGTTATGACGGTGAAATTAAAATTATTGATGAAGGTGGCGAACTTATTTGGGAATGCCCAAATTGCCACAATAGAGATAAAGACAAGATGAATGTAGCAAGAAGGACTTGCGGATATATTGGAACTAATTACTGGGGGAAAGGACGTACTCAGGAAATTAAGGAGAGATATGTTCATATGACAGATATTGCGGAGGATTTATAATGAGATACGCACAGATCAGATCTATGGATATTTCTAATGGAGAGGGAGTTGGAGTCTCCCTCTTCGTCCAAGGTTGTCCATTTCACTGTAAAAACTGTTTTAACTCTGATACATGGGATTTTAATGGTGGAAAAGAGTGGACAGAGGAAACAAAAAATAAATTTATGGAACTCATTAATAGACCGTATATCAAGCGTGTCTCGTTTCTTGGTGGAGAATGTTTAGCTGAACAGAACCTTGATGAAGTCCTCAAATTAGTCCAAGAAATCCGTAATTCATATCCTGATAAAACTATCTGGCTTTATACAGGATTTGAGTGGAATTCATTAATGTCAAAAATTTGTCAACCAACATTTCCAGATAAAGATTTTGAACGCATTATAGAAATTCATAAAAAGAGAAAAGAAATAATTTCTAATGTAGATGTACTCGTTGACGGAGAATATATAGATGAGCAGAAAGATCTATCATTAAAATTCAGAGGTTCAAAGAACCAAAGGGTTATTGATGTAAAGCAATCTCTTGCTCAGAACAAAGTAATTTTATATTGTGATTAAAGGAGATAATACAAATATGGAAATGGAAGATTTATACAAATTAAAGAAAGGTGATAAAGTTCTTGTCGAATGTACTGTAGAAGCAGTATTCGTCCAAAGCAGAATGGTAACCGTCACAACGAGAGATTATGATGATGGGTTCGATGCTTATATCGGCTAGATCAAAGAAAAATAAAGTTATGAGATTTTTATTATTTTTTCTTGGAATCATGATTGGTGCATTTATTGTAATACTAATTTTATATCCAATATTAGGTGATACGATCAATTATATTCAAGATTTGAAAAAAGAATTAAAAGATATGGAGAATAAAGAAAATGGAAACAATTAAGATTAAATATTTTGATAACGAAATTGATAGAATTGAGAAAATCAGCAAAGGTGACTGGATTGATCTCAGAAGTGCCGAAACAATTCATCTGAAGAAAGGTGAGTTTCATTTGGTTAATTTAGGTGTTGGAATGGAATTGCCAGACGGTTATGAAGCACATATCGTACCGAGAAGTAGTACATATAAAAATTTTAAAGTGATTCAGACAAATCATATGGGTGTTGTTGACCATAGTTATTGTGGGGATAATGATGTTTGGATGATGCCTGTAATTGCTATGGAAGATACTACAATCAATAAGAATGATAGAATCTGTCAGTTCAGGATTGAGAAAATTCAGCCAGAGATTCAGTTTGTGGAAACAGAGCATTTAGACAATATTGATCGTGGCGGTATTGGAAGCACAGGAGTAAACTAATATGAAAGAAAAAATAGAAGTTCCTATTTGGCAGAAACTCCTTCTAACGATAGAGGAAACATCTGCATATTCAAATATTGGCAGAGATAAAATTACAGAAATGACAAATTTTGATACATGTGATTTTGTAATATACAAAGGAACACACAAACTAATAAACAGAAAGAAATTTGAAGATTATATAAACAATATAAAAGTATTGTAATCATTGAATTTATACCCTTTATATGATATAAAAGAAGTGTCATATAAAGGGTTTTCTGTCATAAAAACAGAAAGCGAGATGAAGATTATATGTCGAACAGAAAAGATAACAAAGGTAGAGTGCTTAAGAAAGGAGAAAGCCAAAGAAAAGATGGAACATATATGTATAGATGGACTGATATAGGAAAGAAAAGACAGTGTATCTATGCTAAATCATTAAATGATTTAAGAAAACAGGAACAACAATTACTTTCAGAAATATCAAATGGTGTATTAAGAACAGACATAACATTAAATCAACAAATTGAAATATATTTGCAAACAAAAGCAAATATATCAAAATCAACTTATTCAAATTATACTTATTATTATAACCACAGTATCAAAAACAGCTTTCTTGGTAGAATGGAGCTAAAAGAAATTAAGAAAGCTCACATTATTAAATTTTACAAAGAATGTCATGACAACAATATGGCTAATAGCACTATTGCCATTTTACAAAAAATTATAAGACCTTCACTACAATTGGCGGTTGACTCAGACTGTATAATGAAAAACCCAGCAAATGGATGTCTCAAAGACTACACTGTTGAAAAGGAAGTAAAATATGCAATGAGCTATGAAGAAGAGAATGAGTTTTTGGCAAGATTTGATATTTGTACAGAAGCAAAGTTTTATAAACCTCTCGCATGTTTAATGCTTTATAGCGGCATAAGAATAAGTGAAGCTCTTGGTTTAACGTGGGATGATATTAATATAGAAGAAAGAACCATCAATATTAATCATCAAATGTTGTGCAGAAATCTTAATGGCAAACTTGTGCAATATTGTGAGGGCAACACAAAAACATCAAACGGATCAAGAATTATTCCACTTAATGATTTTGCTTATAAAGCCATTATCGAACAAAAAAAGAATTGGCTATCATGTAAAAAAATCCCTGACTTTAGTTTGGATGGATACAGCAACTTTGTTTTTCTTTCTTATAGAACCGGGAAAGTAGTCAGACATGCTGTTATAAGACGAGTGTTTAGAAAACTTATTAGAGAATATAATGATAAGAGAGACATTCAATTACCTGCAATTAGTCCTCATATATTAAGACACACATATTGTACAAGATTAGCAGAGGCAGGAACAGATTTAAAAACAATGCAGTATCTTATGGGACATTCTGATATTAACACAACTATGGAAGTGTATAATCATGTTGATCGAAATAGGCTTGAAAAGGAAACACAAAAAATTAATGATTTACACCAAATTTACACCAAATTAGAAATCCTTTGTATGACATATAATTGTGAAATGAGGTATATACAAAATATGTGTAAACCTCATTTCTTTTTATAAGGAGTCCTAAAATGAAATGCTTTCTCGATAAAGATATAAACAAATGTCCATATTTTTTACCAGCAGAAGAGGAGTGCATATCAAAATCTAAGTGCAGTTTTCAAGAAAAGATAGATCCCAAAATTGACTGTGGATATGTTCGTAAAGAACGTTGGTATGAAAAATATTATAAAAATCGTAAAAAATAGGGAACTACATTAATTTGTAGTTCCCTATTTCCTCTCTTTTCCCTGTTTTCTGGAATAGAATTAAAAGAGCCGGCTACACAACACATGGTCATGTAATCGGCTCTTAGGCTCTTATTTTTTCAATTCTGCAATATCCTGCTGCATTGATTTGATCTGATTTTTCGTCTCTATGTTTTCTTTTTCTACTGCATCAACACGTTTCCACAACTCCTGAATCACATATGTGTTCAATGCGATAAATTCTTCATACCTTAATGAATAAATATACTCTGGATTGCCATTTTCATCTAAGATAGGTTCGTTGACTTCTTCGCCATCAACCAATTTACTGTCAATTTTTTGATCTTTGCAGAATCCAGCAAAATCGAGATCTGTTAAGCCACATTCTGACATTGCCTGCTCTACATCCTGTGCTATAAAACCGATATGTGTTCTGCCAGATGTACCATCTTTAAATAAAAATGATACTGGCTGTAATTTCATAAAAAACTGTAAATGCTTATCTGTAAGTGATTTAATATCATCTTTATAATTTTTATCAGAAGTTGATATCGAACTTGATGTAACGTATAATTGTGAAAATCTATAATTTGCAGAACCAAGGCTAATAGCTCCGTTCATTCCAACACCATTAGATTCATATGTTCTAACATGGTTATCATCTGTTATAGTCATTGCTCTATTTGTTACTCTATTTCTTATTCCCTGAACCAGGATATATGTCGGATTATAGACATACATATTAGTTCCATCGCTACCACCCCATATCCAGGCTGGGGTTTCATTTTTACCACTCCAATTCCAGTTTTTATTACAGGATGCAGACGTTGATAACTTGGAATTTAATAAATCTGTCACACTTCCGACATTTCTTATTGTTATAGAATTGCATGTAATGTTTCCACTCCTGCAATCTATTCCGACAGTCATTCCTTGACCAGAACAACCGTCTACAAATCCAACTCCGTACCATGATTTGATGATTAGATTTGCAACGCCAGCCCCATTTCCATCTCCGTTACCATTAAAAATTCCTGTATTGCCTGTTGTCTGAACACCGAGAACCATTCCATTGGAATCTGAAGCCGTACTACCTGGTAACTTATGTTGTCCAATAATAGTGCCAGTCATTGTTCCGCCGGATAATGGTAAGTGGTTTGCTAAACTGCTGCTTAACGATGATATTGCCCCGGTACAAGTACCATTCCCAATCTTAGAAATGTCTGTCGTTCCAAGCATCTTATAGAGATACCGCACATTTTTGAACATCTGTGACACCTTTTTTAAAATAGAAGAATGTTTTTCGCCACTTGATAATTTTGATACGCTTGTCCACGCTGACGCTGATCCGTCTGCTACATCACTACTCGTAAAGGTTGCTGTATTCTCGGCTGTATCTCCACCGGTTGCCACTGCGCCAACGTTTTCTGCTGTGAGTTCTACATTGCCCCTACGGAAAGAATCTTCATTTACACCTTTGATTCCGGTAACAGAACTTGAACTTGTTTCAGTCCATTTTTGAACCAATTCCGAAGTAATACCATCTAAAACAGATTTATTAGAATGTGTGTGTTTTTTGTTATTTGCGTCATTCCATTTAGTTCTTTCATCTGATGTAATGTGAATAGTGTCATTTCCTGTATGAGTATCTAATTCATTTTGATTTGCTTTTGTTCCTATAGATTTATCTAATGCTTCTACAACAGATTTGTTTTTTTCGATGGCATCTGCAACTTCTTTCAATGTATCCATTGTTTCGGGAGCACCATTGATTAAATATGCTATTTTTTGATCTGTGTATTTATTTGAATTTGCATATGCATCATCAATGGCTTTTTGTTGAGCTGTTGATACTGGCTTATCAACATCAGAAGTATTATCAACGTTCCCTAATTGAATCTGACTTTTTGTTGTTTTATGTGGGTTATCGAAATTATTAATGTGTCCAAGTAATGAAGAGATGGCTTTTTGAATTTTTCCAAACGCAATAGACAATTTTTCTCCACTAGAGATATTTTCAAATTCCTCAGCTTCTTCATATGTTGGTGTCTGATCGTTTGTTATAACATTTGGCACATTGCCGAGTCCAACTTGTTCTTTATTTACTTTATGTGGATTCATAAAATCAATCAAATGTCGAATCATTTTTTGAATAATATTAGATTCGATGACAGATTCTATTTCTTCATCATTTATTACTGATTTTTTAACAATAATATTAAACTTTCTTGTAGATATAGTTTCTTTTGGAGTTATGAACTGTAATTCTGCTTCACAAATACCTGGTACACATGTTGCTTGTTCTGACAATATAATGGATATTGTACCATCATCATTCCTAAACAAATGATCAACATCATCTTCATCTATATATACATATGTATTGTCTGGTTTTGAAATTTTTAAAAGTATTCTTACTTCTGAAGGAATACTATATGGTTTCCCATTGTCAGACAAAGTAATAAGTATATTTCTTGAATCTGCATCATCTTGACTACAATACACATTCTGCACTCTTGATATTGTCAAGTCCAATGTGATTTTTTGATTAAAAACTAAACTCATTTATTGTATACATCTCCTTCCTAAATTCCAACTTTCCGAATAGGAGAGTAGGTTATTTTTATTTTGCAATCTAAATTAGGCGTAAAGGTGTTACACCGTTCTTCATAAGTATTAATAATTCGTGGGAAGAAATAGTTGAAGTCATTTGCTAAATTATGAGACGAGAGAGAAGAAGTAATAAGTTGATTTTTCCCATCAATTGTTATTACTTCACCAGATTTGCAATTTCTTAGTATAAAAGATTTTGTATCCATAGAATTTGTCAACTTAAAAATTCCATTAGATAAAATAGTAATTTCCATATCTGGTCTAAGAGAATTGTTCAAATCTGTAGTCTCATCTGAGTTATCCCACAAATTAAAAGAAGTACCTGCCGAGCATTCATACTCAGTAGATACTTCATCCATAAAAGCAAATGGTGCATCCGTATATAATGTTAGTTCTAAGCCTAATATTTGGTCATTTAAGACGATTTGTTTTGAACTGAATGTTCCGTTCCAATATACGTGTTCATAGCCTTCCTTGTCTAATTTAAAGCGTTTGTACCCATCTTTACGACACAACCATCGTTGTATAGCTGAAACTTCCTCGAATGAAAGTCTCATTTCTTCTTGATTTTTTAATCGACATGGATTCTTACAAATCTGAAAAGTAGCTGATAAAGCTGTATCGTAAGTAGAAGAATATAAATTAAAACGATTGCTGCCGATAGGCTTTATCTGATTAAAGGTAACATCTGCTCCAGAAGAGACGGTTTCTATACCGCCTCCACTATCAAAAGAACAGAGCATCATACCATAATCAGATAACATTTCACCAGCATATTCAAAGTCTGTACATATTTTCATAATCATTCCTCTTTAATTAAATTGAACTGCATTAAAATTGCAAGCATCTGCGGAGAAATGGTAATATTCGATAATGACTTTGTTGGCACAGGTTTCATTTCATCAATATCAACTTCTTCTAAAAACAAAGCGTTCATTTTTTTGTTGAATTCTTTTTTATTTGTAATTTCTTTTACAGAACCATCATCATTTGTTACGATTTCACCATTTTCTTTTAGTGCATATTCAGATATTAATTTGTTTCTTTTTTCATCTAATACTTGTTTTGGTACAGATAAAATTTTTATATTATTAACAATCGTAACAGCAGCATTTAAACTCATTTCTTTTGTTGCAAGAAATGAGAATACTTCGCTTATATTTAATATGTCAATTCCTTTTAATTCCATTTCACATTTCCTCCTTTTATAATTCTTTTAAATTCGATTTTACTTTTGCTTCTAATTCGGCAACTCTATCTGCTAACAATGTCATGGAAATTCCAGCAATAATAACATCACTAGTAAACTTGGTTTCACTATCTGTAATTGTTACGGTAGTCGTACCTTTAGGTTGAAACATTATGTTACCAGTTTTTGTGCGTAAATATGTATTATTACCACCACTAACATATGTATTTGAATTCACTGAATTATCATAAAGCCCACTTCCTATATGTAGATTGTTTGAACCGCTATACCCAAATATATTATAA